GGATGACCGAAAGCCTGTAAAACAACGCCTTTTTTGAGTTCGTATTTTGGGCTTGCCATAGGATTGAATTTTATGATTTTGAACACCGCCTCAATATAACAAGTTGCACAAGATTTTCCAAGTTTTCGTTTGAACAATTCGTAATATGCCTCGCGAATCTTTTCCTTGCGTTCCGGCGTCCGGTGTTTGGAATGATTTACATATTCCCGGGCGAATGCTTTAACGTCGTTAATTGCGGACATAATAAAAAGTGGAGCGGGTTTCCCCGCCCCCTTTATTCATTATTCACAACACGGGGCAAGCAACGAAGCTATTGCAGCGCGTGTAACCGCAGTACTTGTGTTAAAGAATGTTAACGGCGGAAGCGATTCTTTCAGTTTATCGGAACACCCGGCGGTCAATACCCAACCGCCAAGCATTTCTTCATCATTCGGGTTGCGTTCGGCAGCGTTGATCTCCAAACCGAAATCCCAACCCAACACTTCGAACAACGTTCTGCCATCCCCAAGAACGGCGTCCGGTTTCGAATAGTTGTTTTCAATGATGACAACGAACCGGGAATCAATAGCATCCTGAACCCACGACTTAACCTCCGGAGTGTTGTCGAAAATCCGGAATATGAAGTTATGATCCCAAACTTTTTGGTAGGTCTTTTTGACCATCGCGACGGTATGTTCGTTCGAGAAATTGTATCCTTCGACACAAAACGCGTAACACGTCGGCGACGTAGTTTTGAGAACCAACTGTGTAAGCAAAAGTCGGTTGTCCGGATCGAAAGTGCTCAGGTCTTTATCAATGCAGTCAAGATTGATAAAATACGCGGTATCCTTAATCCCGGGAACAAGTTGTTCGCAGTTTTTAAGAATACAATCGACGATTTGGTTGCAACCTATTGTCATAGTACGGAATTATTATCGTCCTACGATCAACAGGCGGTCGTCGATTATTTTCGCATCGAACGCGTCGATAGCTTCGATCCTGTTGTAGCGCGAACGCTGATCGTAGAATGAATTGACGTTTTCAAACAGTCCGGTGCAAGCCGTTCCGATGTTCAGGTTCGACTTGGTCGTGTAAACAATCCTGTGAGGATCGTTGAGTTTCGTGCCGTTGTTTTCATAAGCGCGAATCCACTGATCCCACAGACATACTGAATAGATCGGTATCCCGTCCCACATGGCAACTTCGACGCCGTTGGTCATCAGTTTGTAATCCTGAAACGCGGTTCCAAGTGCCTGAAGCTGACGACGCAGACGATCCATTACCGACTTCGTGCAAAGCAGAATACGGTCGGGCTGATCCGCAAGTTCGCACGGGGCGGAATCAATCACGTTGTTGACAGCTGCGTACATGAGCAACGGTGTCGCAACCGAAAACTGTAGGGCGGTTGTTGCCTGATTGTTGCCCGGAAGTGCGACAAGCTGATCCGGATTCGCGCCGTAAATTTCGGCGAACTGAACCCAAAATCCATTGATGACATTGAAGAAATCCGGATCAATTCCGGGAGTTAGATTTCCGACCGGGAAATTGGCAGCGTTCTGATCTCCAAACCACGCATGGCGGAATACCATTTTGGCAATGTCCTTTGCAAGAATATCCTGAATGAAAGCGAATATTTCCGTGTTGGTCAGGTCGAACACGTCGACACCGCAATTCACGGCAAGTTTCATCAGCGTATCTTCGAGTTCGTCGATACACATATCAATTATGATCTCGAGATAACGGGGCTCCCATGTCTTTTCTTTTGCCGGGAGTTCGTAACATTGCGCGGTCGGATTACATGACTGCGCAGCCTTGCCGACAAGACCAAACGTTCCGGGGATTATCCCTATACGTTTATCGTTCTTGATCCCTTGGACAAGGGTGTGAAATTTCGTGAGTTCAGGGGCGGTCAAAACCGCTTCAACTACCAATTCATTCAACGAACGTAATTCGTCCGGCGAGAAATGGAGCGCATCGAGATTGATCGTTTTTCCGCAAACGGGGCTTGTCTGTGACATTGTTATTCGGATTTAGGGTTTAACTTCGCGTTGAGTTCCCGAACGCGGTTCATGTCGATACCGGCAACCTTTGCGCGTTCGGTTGTGGAATTTTTCTTGCGGGTATCCGGTTTCCATTCATTTTTCAGTTTCGAAAGGTCAGCAATGATTTCCATTGCGACTGCCTCTTTTTCTTTTGCGGAGGCTTCAAGTTTTGCGACGTCAGCGGTTTTGTTTTCCACGTCGGCAAGTTTCGATTCCAATTCGGCAATCTTTGCTTTTGCCTCGTCGATCGACATTTCGGTTTCGGGTTTCGTTACGGAAGTGATTGTTCCGCCCTCGACTACAACGACAGTTCCATCTGCCATTGTAAACGTTCCGTCAGGGGAAGCGATGTCCCCTACTTCGGGATCGCCGGATTCTTTTTCAAGTGTCAGTTCATTCCCGTCAACGTCGGTAAGCACCAAGTTTTTCGGATTGACACGTGAAAAGTTTTTAAGTTTCGAGATCGCGCCATCGAGTGTCGATCCCAACTTTTCGAAAAAGGCTTTTTCGTCCATTTTGAAATTATTTTTAACGTTACCAATGAATGCATAAGCTACGATAGGCTCAAGTATTTTCGTTGCAAATCCAAGATCAAGCATATCCTGCGCGGATAGTTTCGTTTCGTCTTTCATAAAGGTCGCAAGTTTTTCCCGGGGCGATCCGGTGCGCGACACGTAGAATTCGAGAATCTTTTCCTCCTCCTGTTTCAACGATTCGGCAATCTTTATCAGGTCCCCGGATTCGTATTGATCCGCCAACGTGTAAGGCGGGATAAACGGGTTATGTATCAGCCCGTCGGCGTTCTTCATCATTTCGCGCTCCGTGCCGGCTAAAAATACAATGGTCGCGATCGAATAAACCTTGCCCTCGCCAACCGTCCGGATTTTCTTACCGGAATTGACAAGCAAATCATGGATCGCCCACCCTTCCTGAACATCCCCGCCCCGGGAATTTATGCGGACAGTTATCTGATCCGCGTCCCGGTTCGCATCAAGAAAATCCGAAACGTCCTTGGACGAAACGGTTTCCGCGCCCTCCATTAAGAATATGTCCGGGATTTTTTCGGCAATGTCGCCGTAGATTTTAAGTGTCGCGGTTTTCATCAGAAATCCTTGATGTCGTCACTCATATTGGCAGATAAAAAATACGCTACCGTATTGTCGTAAACGGAAAAACCATTTGCGTCAAGATAATTTTCTGCAAGACCGATTGTATTGAACATGATTTCCCGGGTTTGATTTTACAGTTTAAATACTGAATCAGCAACCTCAAAGATATGCGACCGGGATCGAATACTTACTGCATAAGTTTATGCAGTCAAAATCCCCGTTCCATGAACCGTGATTTCAACGCCCTGCAATCGCAAGGCACGAAACAAGTTGCGGAAATGGATTTTTATTTTCTGACAGATTCTTGTGTCCAAACGCGGATGATTAGTAAGGTCTACGCCGAATATATGGATTTCCCGGGCGTCGTGTACCCGGTAAGCAACCTGGACTGCGACAAACGGACTGCAAAATGATTTCCAATAACCCTGACGCGACAGGTCAACGGCGATTTCCGGATACCCGGACAGAATCTTTATTTGCTCAAAATCCGGGCGCGAATCCCATTGAACGATTTGAGAATAAAACTTGCGCGGACGGGACGCGTTGATCGTTTTGATACGGTCAGGATAAAACACCCGGGGATAATCGAGGCAGACAATTTCTTCCGCCGGATGAAATTTCCAAATGTCATTCACTCCGATCGAAAGATCGTATTTCGCGGGATCGAACAATGCGATCGACGGACCTAACCCAAGAATTGCTATCGCTCCCATCCCGGCTCGATTTCCTGTAACCCGCGTTTTCGACGATCCTTGCGCGTTCCCGCCGTGTCATGCAGTATCCATTCCCCGGGGACGGGCGACCATGACCACCCTTCGCCGTGAGTATGCCCAAGTCCCGGGAATTGTTTCAGTATTTTAGAGGTCAGCCCCTTGCGGTGAATATCCAACGCCGTTTTGAAACACGGGGCTCCATGATGAACGTAAGGATGAAAATCATAATACCGGTTGACGTTCAACAGGTGAAAGAACGGGTGCAACATCCACATAAATTCTTGTCGCTTATGCCAAGGTTTTGCGCCGTATTCGAACCCGTCAACCCCGGTCTTTTCCAAATACCCGACGCCGTAAGTGTCGTCGTCCATCATGTCAAGCATGAGAGACACGGGGCTTTTCAGGAACACAATATCCGAATCGAATATCAAAGCGTAGTCGGTAGTTATCATCTGAATTCCCGTGTGCATCCCGCGACCGTGACCAATATTGTAGCCCATCTGACCTACAACGGTGTTTTCATCCGCCAACGTTTTTACATACTCAAAACAAGGATCGTCCGGCGTCGATCCGTCGATTATAATCAGTTTCATGTCGGGATGAAACCGCCTAAAGGAGCTTACCGCGTTTTCGATTAATTCGCGGGTGTTGTGACAAATGGTCAGCGCGGTAATATTTTGCATATTTTTCTGCATCGTCGCGTCCGATTTTATTAATTAAAAACTTCATTGAAATATCCGGATTCATGCCTGAATAATTTACGGAATGACCTGCGCCAATCCCCCCACGCCCGGGCAACCCCTTAATCCCAACGGCAAGGTCGTCCTCGTAAAACAGTTTTTTGCGGGTTGCCGTTTTCCATAACGCCCCGTCGATAAATTTGACGTGTGAAACTGCCCGTAGCTTCGGGATCGTTTCGTATGCGATCGCGGTCTGAAACAATGATCCGTAGGTGACGTTTCCGTTAACGGCATAATGCCGGATCACGGGATTGTAGTATATGGTTCGGGTTTCGGAAAGTATCTCACACCCGTCCCAAAGTTCCATCATTCGTTCAAGATACCGGGGACGATAATAATCATCATCTTCGATAAAAAATATGCAGTCAATTTCATGCCGGGAATAATTCTTAACAAGGGTGTTGATCCCGTCGTTCATGTTCCGCCCCTGCGTATTGTCCCCGGGACGCCAAGCCGGTTTCGGGCGTGTCTTTATTATCGTCCAATTTTCCCGGAAAGATTCCGTTACCTGCAACGTAGTTTCAGGAATGCAATCGTCGATAATGATCCACACAACCGCGCCTGTATACGTCTGTCGTTTCATGTAGTGCTGACATAATGCGAATTGATCCGGACGGTTGCCCGTCGGCGTGATTAGTGCTATCATCTTCCTTTGTGGTCTTTAAATATGAATTCCCGGACTGCCCCGGGGGTGTTGTCCCGTATATTGTTAGGGATGAGGTTTATTTTTATTCCCATTCGCCACGCGACGAACCCGAAACTGAATTGATCCCGGGACGCGAATATTCTGTAAATCTCATTCCAATATTCGTTGAAGTGTTTGGTCGTTATGTTGTGCCGTCGAATGATTACTCCATTTTCGGTAAGCCCGTTATGTTCCGGGTATCCGACCGCGCGGTAGTATTTAGCCTGACGACCGGTCGCGTCGAATTCTGCAATGCCAAGGGCAAGGCATAGACGCATTTCTGCATATATGCAATCCCGGTGCGGATGTTTCAAAACGGCAATGTCAGCCCCGGAAAGATATTTTTCGATTAAAAACCGGGGCGAGCGGTTCAATGTTA